CACGGTCCATCGACTTCTTACCACCTTGAGCTCCCTTACTGTGGTGGTGACAATAGATGACTGCTGACTTCAATTGACTAGCAATCTTATCAAACTGATTCGTGAAGTGCGCCATATCCTCTGCACTATTCTCATCTCCCGTCAGTACTTTATAGATCGGATCGATGATAACAGCGATATAATCCTGCTTCTCTGCCCGCCGAATTAGCTTCGGTGCCAGCTTATCCATAGGGACGGTATTTCCCCGCAAGTTCCATATATCAATATTATTCACATGGTTCGGTGGATAGCCTAAGCCCTCATACACATCCTTGAAACGGTGGAAGGCACTCGCCGGATCCAACTCCATATTGACATAGAGAACCTTTCCCTGCTCACACGACCAACCCAGCCATTCTCTGCCTTCTGCTAAGGCAATGCTCAGCTCAATTAAGGCGAAGGATTTACCTGCTTTCGATGCCCCTGCCAGTAACATCTTATGGCCTTGTCGCAAGACACCATGGATTAATTCTGGATTCTTCTCTGGCATATTCTCCCAGACCTCTGACAAGTTCTCTGGATCAGGTAAGTCATCATTGACCGCTTCGATCCATTCTTCCCATTCTTCGTATGTTGCTTTTCCGATATTTTCATCAACAATAAATTGCTTATTTCCTTGTCTCATAATCCCTGGCAATCGACTTAACCGTGACGGATTCTTATTCTGACGGTCTACTTCTAAGCCATTCTTTAGGCACACATCATAGATATGATTGACCCGTTCTTTATATTGCGGTAGAGAATTCGCATCCACTCGCACAATCGCATGAAGTGATTTTCCGCCACTATGCACCAGCATGGCAATCGGTAGCTCCAGCTCTCTTAAGAGTGCATTTTGCCGGGCAATTTCCGTTTCATCGGACTCGACTAAGGCATAGCGAAAGTCCGTCACATTATCATTCTTGACCCCTTGTCCATCGAGCGGATTGAACCGAATCCAGGCTCCTGCTTGTTCATTATAATCACCAATAACGAAGCCAATATCATCTTTATATTTCGTTAATTCTTGGACGAGTTCACCAGCTGTTTTGGTATAGACCCCCTTTTTGGGCAGGAGCTTACCATCTTCCGTCGACCATGTTTCCGTCACATAGCCGATATAATCATTGCTATCGAATAAAGTATTCAAGTACCTGATGATCTGTTCATGCGGTTGCCAATTGCTTGGCTCATAGACTTCTTTATCTTCTACCCACGCGCTATCGACTACTTGTAATTCATTAGAAATAGACGAATTCCAGTCCAGCGCTCCACTGTGTTCACTTCGCTTCGATTGCCAGCCGTTCTCTTTGGCCATCTGCGTAATCGTCGCTCCGGTAATCCCAGAATCTTGGAACGTATCCCATTTTCGATACGGTTCACCATCTCGATACCGACTATCTTGCCGTGACCATTGATCCCAGACACTTGCCGTATAGCCTTCTTCTTTTAGTGCCATACCGACATTGAGCCATTCTTGATAGCTTAATGTTGATGGATTGATATAACCTAATAACGCTTCTAAATCGAGTTGTTTCACATCCTATTCTCCTATCCTTCCGGCTGATAACTGCTTGGTCGATGATGAACTGTTCGCCAACCATTCGCTGCCGTTTGCTTAATTAAGCGACTAGCTTGATCGAACGTCCAATTTTCCACCTGTTCGTAGCCTCTACTTTTCAACTGTTTAATTTGTTTCGGCGTTGTTAAATTCTGTTTCTGCCGTTCATGAATTCGGTCAATTAACTGATTCGCTTGTCCTCTTGAATTCACATCAGACGGATCAATCCCTGCCTTTTCAATCAGTTTAGCTTGTTCCGTTGTCACCGGTTCAAGTTCTTTCCCAAACATAGGTTCGTAATTAGCTAAGTTTTTATCCGCAATGTCTAAGGCGAACTGCAGTGGATTAACTAAGCGTTTTTTCTTTCGTCGAAGTTTTTCTAATTGTTTCGCTAAGGCTTCTTCTCGTTCCGCTGTTGCTTCTTGCTCCGCTTGATCCTGCACTTCCTCGATATCCACTGGGGCACCTGATTGCTCGATAATCTCCGTTGCTTTTCGGGCGACATCACTATTTTTCGCAATTAAGTGGGCCGGATGAACCAGTTCATGACGGTCCGTATGCCATAAGAAATCTAGTAATAATAAATCGTCTTTCCCTGGGGAGAGTCGTGTTCCCCGACCGACCATTTGTGAGTATAAGCTTCGTACTCGAGTGGGTCTCAACACTACGATACAGTCAACAGATGGGCAATCCCACCCTTCTGTCAGCAACATTGAATTGCATAAGACATTATATTTATCTCGTTCGAAGTCTGCTAGAATCTTCTCACGGTCCTTCGAATTCCCATTGACTTCTGCTGCTCGGAATCCCTTTTGATTCAGCAATTTACAGAACTTCTGCGACGTTTTAATCAAGGGTAAGAACACCACAGTCTTCCGATCACGACAATGTTCACTCATCTCTTCCACAATCTGTGCTAAGTAGGGTTCTAAGACATTATCAACCCCACTCACACTGAAATCTCCTGCTGATTGCCGAACTTTATTCAAGTCAAGCTTAATCGGTAGAGTCAGCGCCTTAATCGGAGATAGAAACCCAGACTTAATCGCTTTAGGCAGTGTATATTCATATGCTAATGAATCGAAGAATTGCCCCAAGTTCTGCATATCTCCACGATCTGGTGTCGCTGTTACTCCAAGCACATCTGCCTCGCTGAAGTGATTCAACACATGCTGATACGTATCACTGAGCACATGATGTGCCTCATCGATAATAATCGTATCGAAGTGATCAGGTTTCATCCGAGCCAATCGTTTCTCTTGTTTCATACTTTGGATAGACCCGACAACGACTCGCTCCCACGACCCCACACTGGAGTCTTCAGCCTGTTCTCTAGCGGTGGCTAAGCCCGTTGCTTTCTCTAATTTATCTGCTGCTTGATCCAACAATTCACCGCGGTGGGCGAGTACTAAGACCCGCTCACCCCGACGAACTTTCTCTTCAATCACTTTGGAGAATACGATAGTCTTCCCGGTCCCTGTCGGCAAGACAAGCAACGTCCGCTTATTGCCCTGAGACCATTCATGGAAGATCGCATCCATCGCTTCTTGTTGATACTGACGTAATTGCATATGATCACCCACTAGAAGCTGAAGCCGGCATTACCATTATTGGATGGCTTATCTTCCGGCGCAAGGAACGTCGCTACTCGATTATTCTTGCGGTCCTGACCTTTATTGGTCGTATATTCATTAATCTCTAACTTACAACGCCCCGTACTACCGACGACTTCACCCCAATTAGGTGTGAAAGCTTCTCCCTTTTTCTTCTGACCAATAGCGATGAAGAATTCACTCAGCTTCCATTCCAGTTTTGAATGAAGAATAAGATTCTCGAATACTTTCGCTTCCCCATGTTCTTCTGACTGAATAGATAGTGTCAGTTCCGCTTTCGGGCAGGTATCTTGAATACTGGAATTTCGAGACGGCTGATACGTTGCTCGTTCCATCTTCTCGACCTTGAATTCATACTCCCCTGCAGGCAAGAGGATAAAACTTGACTCCTGCTCAATCTGTGAATCCCAACCTAATGCGCCACCTTGTTCAAAATTTACGTTACTCATTATTATTTCGCTCCTTTTTTAATATCTAGTTTATTCACTGCTTCTTCTGGATTATCTGCTCCAACTTTTCGGTATAACTCAATTAATTGCTCGGGGTTTTCTCGGATAGACTCGACGACTTGCACGACCCCATCCCAATTAGCTACTAAGCCACCTCTGAAGTATTCCGGAGACTTCTGAGAAATATTCTCGAATGGTGTATTAATCGGATAGTGCCCCCGAACTCCCATCACAGCACGGATTTCATCAGCTGTAATATCACTTGCTTGCATTAAGTCCGTGAGTTCTTTTGGCAAGACTTGATTTTCCAAGTCTTTTATGACCGCTTCCTGTTCCTGTGTTGGTTCCTTCTCGACGACTCGATCAGCGAACGGATCCTCTACATCCTCTGATACCTTAATCGGTTCATTATCGACAAGATTCGGTATCACATGAGCGATACTTTCATATTTGAGTGGAAGTGTCGGATCCAGTCCGAAGCGATTCTTCGCATCCCAAGCTGGCTTATGATCCGTGTGAATCACTCGCTTCCCACCTTGTCCCTTAAAGGTCTTCCCATCTTCATCAGCTTTGACACTGATGACATCATATGCAAGGAATAACAACATATCTGACCATTCTTTGACAAGCGCTGCGACATTCGCATTCCCTCGCTTCGTCAACTTCAATTCATAGCGGTCATATGCGCCCATCTCAGCCGGATCTTCAAACGTTCGAATCTCCGCATGAGCCGTTAAGACAACATTGATACCAACATCTTGCACGTCAGTTAATTTATCCAACAAGTGTCCCATCTTCTCTCGAGCGTAAACATACCCTTTCCCGTAGCCAAGTGACTCGATACTCTCGATATTATTCTCCTGCTTAACAGCTTCTTCAACTAGGCCTTGTGCCCAGTCTGCCGTATCGATAATCAATGTCGCACAATTCCTCTCCTTCTTCACCCAATCAATCATCTGAATCATCTCATTGAAGCTACTTGGGCGTTTCAGACGTTTCACATCCAGTTGCTTCGTTGACCCCTCTGTATCGATGAATAGCGGATCAGGGAACTGACTCGCCAGTGTACTCTTACCGATACCTTCCGGGCCATAGATCACCGTCTTGACCGCTGCTTTTTTAATGCCTTCCTCAACTTTGAACATTAGAATTCTCCTTTCCAACCCTCTTCAATTTCTTCACTAATCGGGGTCTCGACCAATTCCTCACCGACCACTTCACCATCTTCGATAATAATCTGGCACTCTTCACCCGTTGAGACCCGAGTTGCAATAGCTTGTAAGTCTTCACTCTCTAACCACTGCCCAAACTCTTTCATAGTCTCCAAATCCATCTGCTCCAGCTTATCGATTAAGACAAACCCGCAATCCGGTTTCAGTTGACGGACAATAGCTGTAGATACTTTCAGTTGTTCAGATCCTGACATATTGTCCCACTCTTGGCCTTTGTAAGTAAGTGCTCCTTCCTTCACCGACAACTCTGGCAGTGGCAAGTCCGCTTCATCTAATAGTGCTTGCTTCTTATCGCGAATCGCCTGGATTTGACCCGACATTTTTTCATATTGAGTTTCATAACTTCTTGCCTCTTCTTCGGCAGCTTCTTTCTTCAAGTTTGTTCGTACTTTTTCGTTAATCTGCTCGTTTTCCGCAATAGATTGTTCCAGCTCTGCTGTCGACTCATCTTGAAGTTGTTCTGCTGTTTTTTGAGCCGTTTCTAAGTCTTTGACTGTTTCCTGGTGGATATCCTCCATCTCAGCTAATTGATCTTCTAAGCGAGCAATTTCTGCTTTTACACTAGCCATCTTCTCTTTTTGGGAATCCACTCGATCCGCTAATCGCTGAGCCTCTTGACGCTTCTTCTGATTCTCTCCATTCCGTGCGAGAATCTCTTGTTGCTCATTAATCAAATCACTAATCTTCAACGGCTCATCTGGTACATCCTCATGATAAGGAAGCTCCTCCGCATACTTTCGCTTCTGCTCTTTAATCCGATAGACACTTCGGCGCTCATCGTAGAGTTCCTTTTCTTCTCGCTCGAGCTCATACAACTGATCGCCCACACCGATAATCTTCAGCAGCGTATCTGCCTTTTCTTTATTCGTTGCTTCCATGAATTGTGGCAAGTCAATAGCTAGCTCCTCCACAAAACTATCTAATAACGTCTGTCCTGCTGAATTCCCGTCCGGATCCGTCACCTTCAAGTCGCTGTTTTTCCCTTTCCGTTCAACAACAAGACCATTGTTCATCGTTATCTTCAAGTACGGTTTATTCATACTACCTTCCCGATCAGCTTGCGATGGTTTCTTCCGATTACCACCCAATGCCCAAGCGATTGAGTCCAGCACGGATGACTTCCCTTGATTATTCCGTCCCCCAAGAATTGTCAACCCCTTATCGGTCGGCTCGATACGAACCGCCTTCACACGTTTCACATTTTCAATTTGTAAGTTACTAATTTTCATCATCGATTTTTCCTCCCTTTTCTGATATACTGAATCTAGATAATTTATCTTCTGCACCCACTGCAATGGGTGCTTTTTCTATATACTCACCTAATAGCTCAAACTCATCCATCACCCCTTTCGATATATCCGGTGGTAATTTATTCTGCAAGCTCAATAGAATAAGCTGCATCGCTTCTTTCCAAGTTACACCTTCCAATACAGTTTCCTCCTCTCTACTCATCCACTTTTCTCCCCTTATACACATCATGCCCCACCATCCAGAATAAAAGCATATAGAACGGAATAAACAGCTCTCCACCCGGCATCATACTCTCACGCACCGGTATCTGCGATATATAGACGGCCATTGTTCCGATAATTGTTGTTAATGCCACAATAATTTTTATATACATGTGATCTTCTCTCCTAGATATTGAATTCTTAAGCGTTCTTCTTCATCTGCTAATTTAATGCTTCGTGTGCCGGCTTCCAGCACATCGCTATACTCATAGTAAAACCCCAACGCAACAGGGCTATAGCCTGTGTCACGTCCATTAACCGCCGAGTAAGGTTTGTACGGATAAAAGACTTCTGGGTGCTCATCCGCAAAATTTCTGAATCGCTTCAACCATTCAGACGGATTTTTCTGGTGAATTAATTTCTTTGCATCTCTTGTGGGCAACCATGGCGGTACAACTTCTACATATCTGATAACAGTGTCCATGCTTGTGCTCCTTTCTTAGATTAATTTCTCATCGACATACTATTGAGAAATTTCCCGCTTTAGTTCCTCCACAACAGTAGCCAGACCTTTCACAAAGCCTTGTAGATACGCTAATTGGGCTTTTTGTTTTTTATTATCTTCAATCACCTCAGTTATATGGTTATAACTTTCTTTATCGATACATATACTCTCTTCATAATTAAATTTTTTATCTTTAAGCATCTCCTGCACCTTCTCTGTTACTTTTTGTCATTTCTAACTCGCTTGGTTATTTCAATTTCAGCAACCGCATCAATATCATGACGTTCAAAATTAAATGAATGACTAACGTGATTAATATCAGTACTTGCATATCTCTCTCCTCCTCAAGACCCTAAATATATCCGCAAACGTTTATTTAACAACTTAAGATCCCGTCTGCTCAGTTCCGTCGTGAATGCTTTTCTTCTCACTTTCTCTTCTTGTAACTCTCTAATTTCTCGATTCACAGCCTCCCATTCTCGCTGTGTAAACCGACTCCTGACTACCATTAAATCTCTGATTCTATCTTCTTCGATGTACATTTACTCCGTAACCTTTCTTTATTATTTATAGATTTAATATACATTGATTCCCTTTGTGCTATAATTTATCTGAAGGGAGGTGAATATTATGTTGGATCCAAAACCAAATTGTTCCGGTACCGCCAAGCAAACATGGGAAGATTTGAATGATCTTCTGCAAGTTCGCTTTTCATGTAACAAACCTCAGCGTTATCGTTATGCGGTAATCAATATAAATGATTACGATATACCTGAAGACGAACTGCTCGAAGAATTATCCAACAAAGGATTTACTTTTGAGAAGTCCGGCGATACACTTCAGATAAGTTAAAATCAAAACGAGCTTGAGCTTCTAATAAGTCAGTTTTGATTTTCTTTGTTTCACTAATGGCCTTCATCGCTACTCCAACAGCGGTGAGGGCTATTATAGTGCTTAATAGTTTTGTCATGTTATTTCTCCTTTCTTATTTTAGTGTCTTTTAAGACACTAATTCTTTAAAAAAAATACTGTACACTTCATCTTGGGATAATCCAATAATCTCTGTTATTGTTTTTATCTCACGTGCCGTAAATTCATTCTCTTCCCTCAGTTTTTTATAAAAAGAAGATTTTGATATCTTGACACCATTTTCTTCCATTTCATCCACTAACTTAGAAACGCTGTACCCATTTATCATAAGTGTCCCTTTTAATAAATTGCTATCCATACCTTTTTCACTCCTTTCATTTTTGCCTTGTGTCCCTTACGACACTTCAATAATATCATGCCTAAAAAACAATGTCAAGAGAAAAGTGTACAAAAAGACACTTTTTTTGAGATTATTTTATTTAT